GAAGTATTCATCCCAATCGTGACCATTAATCTCACCATCACCATCATTATCACCACCATAAGGATAGGGTACTAGGTCTACAGCATGACCTGTGAGGTGCCTAGAGTTCATAGTCTGTGACTTACCGAGGGCAACCAACTTACGTTGACGTGATACACTACGAATACCCTCGAACACAGAGAAGTCTACTTCAGTAACCTCGATAGCTTCATTAAGAATAGCTACAAGATCACTGTGGAGACCCTCCATGTTCTTCTTACTTTTATTTGAATAGGTGTACATTACTTTTTAATCTCCGTTATAGCTACTTGGGCGTCAACTACTTCGATAGTGGTAGAGTTAGTACGGGCTGTCATATCTATATACAGGTTACACTCTGTAGTACCCGCAGACCTACCTGTCGTATCTGCATAGTTATACTTCTTACTTATGTTGACGACCTCACCGTTCCCAACCGTGTAGTCTCTTCTGGTGTAGCTTGTGCCTACTCCGGGTATTACTACCTGTTCGGTTATGGTAAAGAGAGCACCATCACCGGTACCACCATTCTCGCCCTTGACATCCACTGACCACCAGATGTCTACAAAACCATCAGCAGTTGTGGAAAGGCTAGAGGTTTCAACAGTAGTTTCGTTCCCTGTTAAAGCCCCAGTTACTCCAGCAGTTGTAACTGTAGTGACGTTTATACCCCCAGTTGATAGCTGATTGAACGCTTGGGCTGTCACGGCACCACTTGCAAGTTGAGTAGTATCAACACCACCTGTAACAATCTGCAAAGCACCACCAGAGTCTTCCAGCATAGCCCCGTTTAAGTTAATGGCAGAAGCAGAGAATGTACCTGACACAGTTATATCAGAAGCATCTAACGTACCACGAATAGTAGCATCGTTAAATACAGCAGAACCATCAGAATTAATCTGCCAACCAGCATAAGTTGGTCCTACATTATCATAGTTAGTGGACTGTATTGTGTTTCTAATATCAATGTCGTTAAACTCAGAAGCACCATTGTCTAAGATGATCCACCCAACAGTGCCCGGAGTTGTGATTGCTCCCCCAGTTAGAACCCCATCCCAGTTGGAAGATTGAACAGTGCCTCTTGCTGTAATATCGTTAAACTCAGCATTACCTGTGTCCCTCTCAATATTCCAGCCCGAGGTTCCCGTAACGAAGTTATCACTTTGAATGTCTGTGGTGACTTGTATTGCCCCAGAAGGTGTACCAAAAGAAAACTCAGTGTTGGCTACGGCTGTGTCAGGGAAGGTCACTGTTCCGTCTACAGAAACATTATAAGTTGCAGACCACTCTTGAACGGTGGTGTCAGTGATGTCAACAGAAGGTTGTTCGTGTCTCCATCCCGGTGTTGCAGAGAAAGTACCCCCTGTGAACTTGCCTGTACTCTCGTTAAAAGTTACACTGGTTTCACTGATGGCTCCGGGTGTTGTACTTTGAAGTGCAGTGTAGTAAACCCTACCGCTGTAACTACGTCTACCTTCATCGCCTGTAGCACCTGTAGGACCTGTATCGCCTGTAGCACCTGTAGCGCCTGTAGGACCAGTAGCACCATCTGCAACCTTAGTAATAGTTTGCCTAAAGGACGCAGTGAATGCTTCATTATTCTCACGTCTACCTGTTATGTCATAGCGGATAACTGCGGTATCTGTTGTCATACCTGAGTGGTCAGTGATAACTCCTGTTGAAACATTGTATGCGCCAGAGGATATTGTCCCGCTTTCTACAGTCTTAGCTGTAAATTCCCACTCACCAGCAATAGGGGTATTATCATAAGTTAACTCTGTTTCACCTTCAAACACCCTTACAGTAGGGGCAGAACCCACATAGTTAACTGTGCCACTAGAGTCAACAGGGATAGCATAGGCGCTCTTATTACTAATGACAGTGATAGGGCGCACACCATCATACACCCTACGTAGTACTTGGTAAGCCTTCGTGGTAAAGAGGGTGTTGTCTGCCCTAACACCTACAATGTGATAAGTGATTGTCCTGGAGTCACCTGTCATTGCAGTGTGGTCGCTAACAGTTCCGTTGGCTGGACTGATAGCTCCCATAGTCACACCTGAGTTAGAAGTAGCGGCAATCAACCACTCACCAGCAACAGGTGTTGTATCATAATTTAACACTGTGTCCCCTTCTCGTAGAGTAAAGGAAGTACCTGTGTCAGTGAAATCATCAGCAGCAGCGGTAGTACCAGCATTAGAGTTTTTAATAATAGCCACAGGATTGGTCAAAACGACCCTGATAGCGTCTTCACCATCTGTACCATCTTCACCACCTGTAATAAGTGTTGGTGTGACAGTCACCTGACTAGAGTATGCACTTTCATTACCACTAAAGTCTACAGCTTTAACACGGTAGTAATAGAGGGTATCATTAGTTAATCCGGTATCAGTATAGCTAGTACCCGAGACCCTACCAATGAATGTAGTGGGTGCGGTAGTTGTGCCCCTGTATACATCATAGTAGAATAAGTCATTTAGTGCTGAGGCATCAGTATTAGTTGTGGGGGCAGTCCAATTAATAACAGCACCTGCATCCAAAGGGCTAGCCACAAGGGAGGTAGCAGCATTAGGAGTAGTACCATCCTTAGAGGAATCAAGTGAAGACGTAGCATAAGTAGAAAGGTTATTAAAGGCACCATAAGCGGCAACACGGATGTTGTATACAGTTTCATCTTTAATTGGGACTAGGTTATATGCAGTACCGTTTACTAGAGCAGAGTTCCATACTGTTGCCCCATCTTCCTGCCACTCAACAAGATAACCAGTAGACCTACCAACAGCGGGGGCATCCCATGTAACACGGATGCTATTCACAAAGGAACCATCTGTAGCTACTGTACCATCAAGAGCAGAGGCTAGGCTAGTTACTGGACCTACTGGTGTATATGGGTTATTACTGTTGTCTCTCTCATAAACAACACTATCATCTACTTCATCAAAGATAGCCTCAGCAGTCTCACGCAAAGTCATTTGCACCTGTAGATCATAACCATCTACCAAGCCGAATGTCCAAGAGACAACTTCAAACTCTTTATTGGTCCAACCGAAACGAGAGTTAGTTAGACGTACATTATCACCAACCTGCAATTTGAAAGCACTCAAACCAAAAGAAGCAGACACAGTTAGTTGTTGGCGACTACGCTCAAGAGTAATACGTGCAATACGTCTAGCTTCTGCATAGTTGGTAGTAAATGGCATTTCAAGATCAATAGCACTCTCCTGACCACCATCTGCAACCAAGTTAGCATCTACAGTTGTATATACGACACCTGTACCAGTGGCAGCCCCTGTAGCTTGGAAGGACCAGCCAGCAGTGTTTTCACCAGCACCAACAGTAGTAAAGTCAGATGTACCAGTAGTTTTAATCTGATACCATTCACCAGCAACCAAAGCAGTAGCAGCTACCTCTGTTGTAGTAGGTGTGATGTTCCTTACTTCTGGAAACTCTGCTACTTGCCATGCAGTCTCTTCACCCCTGAATGTACCACGGACCTTATTGAAGTTGTCTCTACGTGAGATACGTGTCTTGACTGCAATAGGACTACGAAGATCATCCTCATCTAGTGTGAGTGTAGGTGCGATCCAGTAGGCAGGCTTCATGCGCCACTTACCTTGTGAGTACCACAATAGACCCCCCATAGAGGTTAACATATCACCTAGAACATCAGCAGGTTGTGTCTGAGTAGTAAAGGTACCATTACAAGTAAAGAACTTATTACCGTCATTAGCTACAACATCACAGGCATTAGCTGCGGAAGTAATTACAGTATCATCAATGTTTGCCGTAGCTTCACCTAATCCAAAGTCGGATGTAAGGTAGTCACGTAGACACAGTGCAGGGTTATCTGACCAACCAGTAGTAGTGGTTCTTGGGTCATATACTTCACGACCCTTAATAGTAGCAGTAATCTCTTTAGGCCCATTAGGGAAGGCTTCTGAGTTATGCTGTTCACTAGCATGTGCTTGGTTTACTACCATGTAGGCGCAACCCTGTAGTTTATGGTCAGAGGTCCACTCACCGAAACTAGCTACAAGAAAGTCATTAGCTGTCGTCTGGTTGCCATCATAGAAAGAGATATAAATGTTATAGTTATCATTCTGTACCGTACTGTCGGTGTTCTTGTTAAAGTAGATACCAACCTTACTGTCTACAGGATCACCAAAAATATCCAAATTAGCTGTAGTCTTAGGTGTATAGCGTTCATGGTTATTATATGCGAAGTCTGCACTTGTTACTGTAGCACCATCACTATAACGTATCCAATCAAGAACAATAGTGTCCCCGATATAAACCTCTTCATAAGAAGCAATAGGGTGTCCAGCATGTACTAGGGCCGTATACAGGAATACTTCATCCAAAACATTCTCATAGGCTACCACACCACCAACACGAGTCTGCCCATAAATAACCTGTTGGTCGAGTGCGGACCCTCTAGTGTTTACTTGGTATCCACGGCTCTGTACCTTTGGCTTAGGGGTAAGTGCATTAAGAGCAATACCAAGGGCTGCTTTAGATAGAAAACCAAGAGAAGCCATAGCAATATTACTAGCCATGATTCCAGATGTTAGGATACTACCACCCAAGGCAGTTGCTGTACCAATTCCGGTAGCTACAAGTGAGGCGAAGGCTGCTGAGAACGCTGGCATATTATAAATCTTTCTGATATAGTGTTTCGGCTTTAGAATAACCTAGTCGGGTGAGAAAGTTATCTATCGGGTAGGCTGCTGTAGATGTTACTACTAAGTTATTGAGGCCATCTTCTTTCAGACAGTTCTCTACGAATTTAAATAGCTTAACCCCAGCAAAACCTTTACGGTACTCAGGGTGAAGGTAGAAGGCATCACTTATTACATTTACTACTGATTTACTGTTCAGTGAAGGTGATAGGACTACAGAGAAGTAACCTACAAGTGAACCACTATCAGTACGAGCAGTGAATACCTTAAGACCACCCATGTCTTCTAGTGCACGGTAAGTATCCCAATCAATAGAGAACTCGGAACCTTTAGCTGGATGGTCAATTTCATCCCAATCAATCTTCATCAAGGTCTCTGCTTCCACACGGTCACACCCTGCAATGAACTCTTGTTGGTATGTTACTTTTGACCCCATGATACTTCTCTATCCTGTATTGTCTCAATTAGATCGAACCCCTTGTCTGTAGGGTAGATGCTCTTTTGGAAGCTAGAGGTATAACGTCTAACTCTTGAACGCTCCAACTCAATCAACTTGTTCTCAATCATCAACTCAATAGTGCTAGTCTCTGGACCTTCATCAATATTCATTTCATCCATGTAACCAGAGAAGATTTCTGTAAGACCAGAATAAGTAGTGCCATCGTGTACACCAAAGTAGATATTAGCAATACGACCTTGATAGGGTGAAGTTAGTGCCAAAGCTAGAATGTCAGAAGGTACACCACTAAGTATTAATGAGGCACCTCTAGCAGCAATCTCTGTAGTTTCATCAACAGAAGATATTTCCATTAGTTCACCTACACCAGTATAGGAATTGCCATCAATAGTAGCTGTACCTGCACCTGTCCAAAGACGTAGTGTACCCTCTTCAAACTGTAGTTCTACTGCGAAGAATACAGAGATTTCCTCCGCAGTTAATGCGCTGTTTAATGTGGTTTCAATATCACGACTAGCCATTAGGTTACAACCTCCACACAATCAAAGGAAATACTATAAGCACTACTATTATCAATAGCCCAAGATACTTGGTTATTAGCTAAACGAAATAGACCACTAGGACTACTGATAACCACACTAGCTGTTGTGTAGTTGTCCCTAAGAGCAGGCCATATCTCTAGTGTACCATTCCCTGTTTGGTCCTCTAAAACTTGGTGAAGCCTAGAATTTAAACCCGTACCTAATTGAATGTAGTCCCCAGCTAAAAGAGAACCTGTGAGAGCAACAGTTACAGAACTATCCCCAGCAGAGCCTGTCACAGTGGGTGTACCAGAGGCTGTACCCCTTGGTGATACATAGTCAGGGTCAGACAATAGGAACGTACCTGAGCGTCCTCTTAGGGCAGTTAGAAAGGCTTTCCAAGGGGCAGTGTACTCTCTACGTGTAGTAGGAATAGAAATAGAGGCTTCCCACCGTTGTCCTTGGTGTACTACAGTCTGCTGACTAAAGGTAAAGGGTGACATACTCATACCAACAGCATTAACTGCCCTTAGTTCAATCTGTGCAATACCAATACTTGTAGGTAATGATAGGGGGTAAGTGATAGCCATGTTATATTCTTCCTTGTCGTGTTGTCGGGGTTAACTTAGTTTATTTGGGTTATTGTTCTTTATCCGAAGGTAGCTTTCATACTGCCACCACGTTTACGTTGATCCATGATCTGCTTCTGTGTGAGGCTTGCAATACGGGGTGCTTCCTGTTGGATAATACGCTTTACTGATTCATCACCATTCGCTGTGAAGTAGAAGTTCTGGGATACAGTTGCTCCACCACCACCAGATGCTTCTACACCTAGCTTACCATTAGCACCACGCTTCAACGGCATGATAGCCTCTGGACCAGCTTCACCCATGAGGCCAGTCTTTCCACCATTCATAGGGAACATAGTAGGACCACCCACTACACCACCATTAGCGAAGGCTTGTATTTGACTACCACCTTGGAAAGCACCACCATTAGCGAAAGGTAGGGCATTCATAAGGAACCCAGTAAGTCCAGAACCTTTACCAGTTTTACTATCGAAACTACCAACAAGACGCTGCACTACCAACACATCAAACAGTTGCTTGATAACAGCGCGGGCCATATCCTTCATAGCATCTTTAAAGGATTTAGTACCCTCTACCATACTCATAAAGGCATCACTCATTGAGTCCTTAAGTGTATCAGCAATAGATTGTTGGTTAGTCTGGATAAGCTCTAGTGCCTCTTTCTCTAACTTATAGGCATCAAGACGTTGTACTACAGCATCAATCTCGTCCCTATTGTATTTAGAGGCATCATCACCTAACTTACGCATGACTTCGGCTCTTGCCTCTGATACACCAAGTAGCTTAGTGTCTAGTTCAATACGCTTTGTTAGTTCAGCAAGTGGGTCTTTTTCTGCTGCACCTGAAGAACCTTTTAAACCTTCAGTTTTAGTTTTCGGGCGGTACTTGCTTGGAAGGTCATACCTGTAATCCCCACCACCACCGAAGGCATCTAGCCCTCCCGGTACATCAGCAAACTCTCCACCCACACTGTTACCAAAACTAGCAGCTACCGCAAGGTTACTAGCAAGCCTACCAGCTTCATCTGCTACGTTAGCTAACCGAGTTTCCATGTCATCCCAAGAGACCCCAGCAAGCCTAAATGCTGTGACAGTAGCCTCTCCAAACTTCTCCTCTAACTTAGAAACAAGATCAAGGTGGTCTTCTGCTTTCTGCCGTGAATCTTCTGTAGCTTCCTCAATACCACTAAGAAACATCTCTGTCTGACCTTGTAGGGTCTTCATTGTATTAGAGTATTCCTCAGAAGCGTTCTTGTTTTTCATTATTGCTTCAAAGACCCTAAAAAGAGACTTTGCATGTAGCACTGAGATTTCATTATTTTCAACAGCTAAGTTTAGAGACCTCTGCATAGCGTCGATTTCAATTTGGCGCTCTGTGTTTCTAACTTGTATGGAATCTGCCCCAAACGAGGCTATAGCCTGCTCAAGTTCAAGTTGATCTTCTAGTTCATCATACTGTTGATTGTAAGATTTAATACGGTCTTCATCTTGTTTCTTCCTTAAGTCTGCAAGCCTTTTCTCTGCATCCTTAACACCATCAACAGCAGTAGCTATGGCTTCTAAAGCCGCTTCTTCAAGGGCGTAACCACCAGTAACAAGTCTATTGAATTTACCTAGTAGGTTATCTGTGTATATTGTCTCATTTAGATTATTCAGTTTATCTTTTAAGTCTTGTACATTCTTCTCAGCGGCTTCAATACCCCCTAAACCGATCAGTTCATCTACGGTAATACCCATAGCAGCAGATTTTTTAGTGTTAACCCAATCACTAAGGGTGCTATCCAAAGACTTAAGGCTTGACTCTAGTTCGGTAGTAGATTGAGCAGCCTCGTCGTTAGCTTCTTTAGCGCGTAGCATATAACCAGCAACAGCAGTAACCAAAGGTATAACAATACCTAAAGCAGCGGAAATACCAATCAATTTAGTAGCAGACATACCTAAACTATCAGCCATAAGAGGCAGCACACCAACAAGCTGAGTAGCCTGCTGACCAAAGGCCATCATAGGATTAGCACCAGATTGAATTTGTACTAAGAAGTCACCAACCTGATAACCTGCCTGTTGGGTTACTACACCCATTTGGGACATTCTCTGGCGACCTACGTTTAAACCTTTGCTGATATTAGCAGTTTGTGTAGCGGCTTTTGTGGCCTGCTCTGCAAACCTACGAACATCGCTAGTAGCTTTTTGGCTGGAGTATCCTAACTGTTCATACTTACGCTTTGCCTCAGTTAGACCTTTGTTATACAACCTTTGACTAATGGTGCCTTTCTTCTGCATACTAACAAGTTCGGAAATCTCACGCTCAACACTATCAACCGCCCTACCCAGAGATAGGACAGAAGAGTTATTTGATGCAGCCGTCTGGAAGTTTTTTAGTTTTGTAGTTGCATCAACGACACTACTAGAGTCTACCGTAAGTTTAATATCAGCCATTTAATCACCTTTAAGATAGAGAGCATCTAGTTTCTTTATTGTAGCCACATCATAAGGGTGTAGCTCAGTATTAGTCATTTGGGACCAAGCATGTAAGTCTTGGTATGTTATCGGGTTTGCGCCTGAGAACCCTGCTGTTCTTGATTGGTGTAGCTGCAAGAAAAAAGACCAGACATGCGACAAAAGCACAGGGAACTCGGTTGGGTTCTCTAATCCTTCTGGGGCTTGTCCGGTCATTTTCCTTACTTGTTCTAGGTGTTCTTTACTAGAGATACCCTTGTCGTCTGTTTTACTCAGAGAGAACTCGTGTTCTGCCCAATCACAGAGTTGTGTACTCAGGCCGGAGTAAAAGCCTCAAAGGAATTAACCTTCTCTTGCAGTTGGTCTACGATCCAGAAGCCAGCCTTAGAAGTAATAACCTCTTTGATCTTAGTCTTAGTGGCTTTAGGTTTCTCACCATCAAAGGTAATATCCCAAGACTTAATAGACTTAATCAGAAGGTCAGTAGTTGAGGCTTCCCAATCTTGTACAGTAAACTCTTTCTGTTGGTCTTTGATACGCTTATTGGCTTGCTCATATACACCAGCTTTGTATTCTTTAGTGTGTGGAGCATAGAGAGTAATGGTCATAGGTGTACCATCATCATTCTCTAGTACCTTATCAGTACCGGGGTAAACAAGTGTGACTTCAATTTCATCTGAGGTCGGGACAATCTTTGAAAGGTCCATTCGGGTATTCCTTTAGTGTTACGGGTTAAGTTAGTTTATTCGGGTTAAGCTAGTTTAACAGTGGGAGCAGCCACCCGACAAGCCACCCCCACCTACCTACCTAAGTAGGATTACGTTGTATCTGGACGCTTGATTACAAGGTTACTACCTTCTGTGGCGTTATAGAGTGCTACAAAAGAACACTCAACAAAACGACCTTCTGGGCCAGATACTGAGGTGTCAGCAGAGTTAATCTTGATCTTAGGGAACTCAAAAGTATACTCATTGGCTCCAGAAGGGTCATTAATTGATACGGTGAGGGCTGTCTCTGTCTCATTCAAGAAACGGTTAATCAGGGAAGCATCATCAAAGAAGGCAGTAAAAGTACCCTCAATAGTAGCAAAGCCATAGTTAAGACAAACAGGACCATCATCACCAATAACAAAGGATGGAGAGAATCCGTTGTCAACACTAAAGTCTACTGCTGTTACAATAGCTGAGGCAGAGGCGGCACCAACATCACCAATAGAAACGTCACCAGAGTAGGCATCAAAAGGGACACCTCTAGTGACCCCAGAAAGGTCCACCTGCGCAGTTTGAGAACTAGCAACCTCCATATCCTTACCAATCATAGAGAAGGTTGTAGTAACCATCTGATTAGGGGCAAGGGAGACAGACATAGAACTTACTGTCTGACCAGTAAAGATGCGGGCCTGTGCAATATCAGCAGCGTAGTCTTCAATAGAGAAGAATTTAGGTGTAGTTCCAACCTTAAGTTCGTCTGGACCGACAGGGGTGTTATCCCAAGTACCAAGCATAACAGATTCTAGAAAGGCATCATACTCACCATCACGAAGGTCAACTACAATGTCACCAGCAGTCTGACGGTTGCCATGACGATCAACACGAGGCATACGGTCAGCTTGAATGTCTGTACCTTGTAGACGTTCTTTAGTGAGGTTAAGTGCTTGAGTAGAGAAGGGAAGGTTGGTGTAAGACCCAGTGGCCTTTGTTCCATAAGGGGCCGGTCCTGTGAAGGGGAAGGTTTCAACCCCGTAAGATAGGCTAGAGCGTGAGCCTTGTGCAGTACATGTCATTTGTTAGTCTCCTTAGAGGTATTAGTTATAGATATACCATCCTATCCGCACAGGGATACAATAGTGTGAGCCTTGTTGAATACCGAGGTCTCGTTCAGCATATCGGATATGTAGTATAGTTCCGCTGTTAGATATATCAGTGGTGGCTTCAAAAGCATCTATGATTAAGTCTGCTAGATCATCCCCTGCTGCTGGTCCACTACCCTCTGGTACACAGCACTCCACTAAGAAGTAGCCTTGGTAGTACATCTGGGGATTAAGGCCACGTACAGCAGGCTCTCTTAGTGATGGAACCATTCTAACCCTGATATAAGGTGAGTTAGTTGTTGGGTTAAAGCTGACATTCTCCCATGCGACACTTGGGATACCTACTACAGCATTAAGGTTAACTTCAAAGGCTGCTCTTATCTCTTCATAAATACTAGCCATTATCTAAACCTATCCTTAGCTGCACCAAATACTTGATGTTCTTCTTCTACTTCTGCTGCGTGAGGTGCGCCATTCTTGAACTGGACCTTATTAGCCTTTAGAACTTCAATAGCGTTAATGTCGTTTGTCATATTAGAGAAGGCTGTATTTTGGGCAGTTGCTAGGTCAGCACTATACCACCTTTTACCTTCTGAGGATACTCTGCGGATAGACCTACCACCAGAAGTATCAACAGAGAAACTCTCAGCATAAGAACCAGTAGAAACAGGGGATCGGGTACTTAAGACACCAGCAATATCAACTAGCTTTTCTTTTAGTGCATCTTCGGTATCATCCATAGCACTCTGTATCTTACCCTTGATAGATGCTTTGTTTACGTAGACCCTCATTATTCTCTCACCTGACAGATATAACAAACTAGAGTAGAAGAGTTATATAGTTTCTGGACTGCCTTAATTACTACAGTATCACCAACAGTTAGGATTTGATCCTCGTTATCTGGCTCAGGGGTAGCAGTACCGGAGGTATCATATGCAGCCATAGCAACCTTACGATCCCCCATGAGAATACTGTCGTTCCCCACTTCATCTAGGTTGTAGTCAGCAAAGTAAGCCATCACAGTAACGTCAGTGTCCACTACAGAGCCAAGGGAGCCTGTCGAGGGGTCGTATGTACCAGAAGACTTCTTACGCAATGTACAAGCCTGTCCGCGCCTCTCAATAAGGGTCTGCATGTTACGGGACAGCATATTAATACTCCCCAGTGTAATCTGCATCCGAGAATGAGAATTGGTCTCTCTCAATTAGGGATTTAACTCTATCGGTATTATCCTTAACTGTCTCCATACGAGCCTTAGAGATACCCCCAGCAGCAAAGCCGAGACTGCCAGAGATAGACTTAGCTTGATACTCTAGTTCTGAGGACAGATCACCATAGTGCTTCTGTAGTTGACTATAACTCTCTGACAGTTGACCATCTAGTTCTACATCAACCAAACGTGCAAACTTAGCAGAGAGAGTTCTAGCAACCCACCCAGCAGAAGAATATACGTTGTCCCCGTTCTGGGCTAGAGCAAATACAATCTCTTCATTCTGCAGTTGTACATCAGCGGAATTAGTATCTCCCACTAACAATCTTACTGCATTAAGGCGACCAGATGCGGTATCTGTACCAAGGTCTGTTTCATCGTAGGTAAAAGCCATCTAGTCGCCCCTTAAGTTACTGGTCTGTGGTCTCTTCGTCTTTAACATACTTATTATTGGCACGATCAAGAAGATCATCACGAATAGAAGTATACTCTTCCAAAGCCCAATGGTTCCTATTGATCCATGATCTAAGAATACCACGTTGCTTCTCTAAAATCTTTGATTGCTTAATTCGTTTATCTTGGAACTCTTTAGTTGTAACACAACGCTTCTTGAGTACATCATTCATCTTACGGATAAGCTGGTANACTTCCTCAGAGTTTAGTTCACCAAGACGATCACCTACTTTTTGCTGNACTTCACGAGCACGNTCATGGTGNANNCGGTTAGTNTTATATAGCGTCTGTACCTTCAAACATAGATTATGGAAGTCTTCACTACGACAAGGTTGATCTGTCCAGTTAAACTCTTCCCCCACTTTCCATTGCTTGTTGAACATAAAGAAGGTCTGCTTAATGAATACAGGCCAATCAACCTGAAAACCAAAAGCATTATCTTGCTTGTACTTCTTATAGTTTGCATCCATTTTAGGTATGCTCCTTACTATTGATTATTAGTGTTTAGGGGTGGCCCCCTGATAATTACAACCGAGGGCCACCAGTAGTTAGTTTAGTTTACGCAAGTACGGAGTTAATGAAACCACCCAAGTCAGCACCAACAATCTTCATGTCGTATGCCATCTTAACGTGAATTTCCTCTTCGATACCTTCTACGCGCAGGAAGTCACCTGTGAATGACTCAACGGTCACACCCAAGTTGGAAACACCCGGCAGAGAGTTCCATGCGTATGTGAGGCCAGCAGCAGGAGTACGCAGACCAACAGAGGAAGGTGTGTAGCACATCAGGACAGAAGAAGTACCACCCAAGAATGCGTTAACTTCAGCAGCACCCTCAGCAGCAGTGTTCTCTACGCCTTCCATGACGAACAGACGCTCTACTTCAAAGACTTCAGCGATCTTAGCCTTAGAGACCAATGCAGTGTTAGAGACGGTAGCACCACCATTAATACGTGCAAGAATATCTGGGTGGTCCAAGAGAACATCATAGACGCTCTTGGACATAACCATTGTGTTAGGCTTGAAACCACCTGACTTAAGCTGGATAGCTGTAGCAAGACGACGAATATCTACAATAGGTGTAGAGTTAGTATAGTCATCCCAGTTAGTGATTTCGATGGCCGTATCATTGTCAACAGAAGCGACACCATCCCAGTTTGTACCCCATACGTTATCAACGAAGAAGTTAGACACGAAGTCCTTTTCACGGTCGATAAGCATGTTGTGCATAAGCATCTGAGCGCCCATTGCGCGGGTCTCAAGAGCAGCATCTTCGTTTGCCAAAGTCTGGACATCGAAGTCAGTAGCAAGACCAAATACGTCAGCGAAGTAGTTGCTGTTCGAGAGGGTCATACCAACGCGCTCTGGACGTGTACGTGGTGCCAGTGCCTTGCGGTTACCTGAGCGGTTAAACTCAGCGCGGTTATAGATGTAATACTTGTCAGACTGCTTGTCTACATCAACGATAGGAAATACCTTATCAGCGATGAAGTTATCAGCAGATTGCAAGTAGGCGAGTGTGAGGTTTGTCAGTGGTGCATCCAAGTGTACCTGTGACGGGGTAAGCATAGCCATTTTATTTAGTTCCTTTTATTCAGTATTAAGCGGACGCATTGCCACCACGGAAGAAGTCAATAGTCGCCAGACCACCAGCAGCAGCAGCGTCAACTACAATCCCAACAATAATGTCAGAAGTATCAGCAACAACGCCTGCACCATCAGCGTCCACACCAACATTAGCGCCAGCGGTAAGACCACCAGTACCTGCTGTAACAGAGACACGACCATGAGTAACAACAGTTGCGGCTGCACCTGAAGTTGGGGTATTAATGAGAACACCGAATGCAGCATCTGCATTGCCAGCAGCAACAACAGTGCTATCTGTAGTGTTCATCTTTACGAATGTGAATTGAGCGGCTGAGAGGTCAGCACCTGCAATCATTGATTCGCGAACTTGGTTTCCTTGAGAAGACATGTGTCTAATCCTTTTCTATTTTGTTAGATTTTGATATGTTCATATCTGCGGGGAGTATTTGGAGGTTCCAAGGTACGTGAAGACCGCAGATGTTTTCATTATTTAGAGGGACGATATGGTCTACATGATACTCTTGTCCGGACACAGATTTAAGGTCTTTAGCCAACCAAAACAGGTCTTCTATCTCCTGCTTTTGCCGTAGAGTTAACCAGTTGGGGGTAGCGCCATGCTTCCTAAACCTTCTGGCGGCTTCTCTAGCATTTGCTTTTACTCTGTATCTTGGTCGGTTTTTCTTGGCCGATTCTCGGTAAGGTTTCTGACGATCAGCGGGTAGAGATTTGAACCACTCGTAGTGCTTCCTGTTTATCTCATCCTTGTTCTTATCGTAGTAAGCCTTTTTGAAAGCGGCCCGACAAGGCTTGCAGTAGGAGTCTTTATTATCTTTTGCAGCCTTCCGGTTAAAGAAGCCCTCAAGAGACTTTTCCTCAAGACACCTTCTGCAAGTTTTCATGTTAGTTTAGTCCTTTTTGTAGATTGCTTTGGTAAGAGCTTTACCTGCATCTGTCTTAACAACAGCAGCATAAGCCTTAGCAAAAGTGGTTTCGTTCTCAGCGGCATGTGCCTTTGCGAGAGCATTAAGTTTATCGTTAGGGTCTTCCATGTCGCCTTGAGCAGCAGATTTACCAACCTCTTCGGTCATACCTTTAAAAAGGCTATCCATTGCAAGCATAAAGGCTTCAAACTCTTTAGCTTCATCTTCTGTAAGACCCTCATGGGCCTTCAACAGAATACGTGCATTAGCTTCTGCTACGTTAGGAAGTGTCTCACTACAGCGTTTAGCAATAGCAGCGTTAACCTCAGCAGCCTCAGCCTCTTCCAAACGCTTCAAGATAGGCGCAGGAACATCAGCTTTATTAATATCTTCACCTTCTACAGTAATGTACTCTGGCTTTGCTGCCTTAGTTACACCTTCTGCGGTGATCTTATAGCCTTCATCAAGGAAGCTCTTACGCAAACCTTCATTAGCAGCTTTAAGTGTTTCAATCTCAGCTTTAAGAGTATCTACCTCTGTGGTATCAATCTCTACGGGAGTTTCCTCCGTCTTCTTAACATCTTTAGTCATAGGTTCCTCTTGGGAATTATCACGCTTAAACAAGGTAATCTCAGCAAGCTGGTTTGCAGCCCTGTCTACTAGAGACACCTCGTCTAGCGTTAGGTTTTCAAGCATCGTTGGCATAGTGATTACCTTTGCTTAGGTTAATGTCTGCGGGAAGTATTTGGAGGTTCCAAGGTACGTGTAATCCGCAGACGCTCTTGCCCTTTAGAGGGACAATATGGTCTACATGGTAAGTCTCACCTGTAACTGATTTCAGGTCTTGGGCTAACCAGTAGAAATTCTTAATCTCTTCGAGATGTTCTTGTGTAAGCCAGTCGGGTGTGGCTTTTAATTTGTAAGACCTACGCCTAGCTTGTAAGTTACAGGCTTTAGCTTTAAACTCAGGCCTTCCCCTGTTTTCGTAATAGTAATCTGAAGCTCTTTCCCTAGCAGACTCAGCAGTTTTAGGGCTAGTCTTACGCCCACACTTTTTACGGCTTATGCTGTTCTTTATAGTGTGACAGGGTTTACAAACACCTCTAATGCCAAAAGAGCCACTTTGACGTTTCTTACGGCCAAAAGAACTGATTGGTAGGTTTTCATTACAGTGGTTGCATGTCTTAAATTTCACGCCGTTGCGCCTTACCGCCAATACTAAAACCTGTAAACGCACCAGACTTAACCTGAGACCAAGTTTCATCATCGTGGACCTTTACAGCAATAATCCAACCCTCGTAAGGCGATGAGATTTGGAATGCCTCTTTGATCTGTTTAGTGAGTGGCAAAGAATGGATAATAGTTGTAGTTGGTTCACCCTTGTGCATAGTTAAGCCTGTACGTGCACCCAACATAAACTCTGTAGCAGCTTTTTCCATCGTCTCTGGACTAATAACATCACCCTGTAGGTCTACAACAGGATCACCGTCCTTTGATACAACAGAGGCAAACCCGTAGACTACCCTTTGCTCACTATCAATCTTTGTTACTTCACCTTCAACAGTGAAACTATCTGCTTTATTCATAACCTCAGCTACAACAGCCTTTGTCATTTCTTCCTCCGTGGGGAGCGTGTCTGGATCATACATTAGCTTAGTCCTTAAGGTGTGTCAGTAACTAGATCGGCGCTGGCGAAGTTGTAGCCAACGAGGTCAGCCGACGCTGTGAGGTCAGTGACAGTAGTAACAGAACTCTCGATCTCATAGTAATACGCAGGGGCTGTAGCCAAGAGGCTCAAGTCCTGAGTAGCACCAGAGTTGTAGATAGTAGTGATGTTAGCGGACTGGTCTGTATCCCAGATAGCTACTTGGTTGATTACACCACCGAAGTAGTTGTTGTGTACGTTACTAGCACGACCGATCCGGAAGATGTTGTTGGAAGGATCGGAACCGCTCATCACACCACTGTAACCACCGTTGCTTGCTACACCGACAGGAGTCTGTAGTACGTCGTCAACATGGATGCTGAACCTACTGTAGTAGGTAGCGGAGTCCGCAGGAACAGAGCCTGTATAGCCGCCATCAAAAGTAACTACTACATGATGCCAAGTGTTGTTTGTAAGAGCGTTACCACAAACAAGGATGATGTTGTCGTACACAGTACCGTAGTTCAACACTAAGCTAGTACCACCGGATTGCTTCAGCGTGATAGCACCGTAGTTGTAGTCATCCCCTGCTCCGTAAACCATCAGGGTCTGGTTGCTTGTAATGGATGTATCTGGTTTAACCCACATAGATACAGTCCAAGCGTTACCGTCACCATTAGAGGCTCTGTCCATAGCAGTCATGTTAACAGGGTTGCCTTGTAGCCAAGTGCTGGACCCGTCAAACGACAACGACTTAGTGTTCGTGTATGCTACTTCTGTTACGTTGATAGTCACTGTGAAGTTAGTGATACCGCCGATGGCGTTAGCTGCCTTACAGTTAATGACATAAGCGTCAGCAGAAGTGCCTACAAAGGCTGGTGCTGTACCAATGAACGCACCTGTTGTCTGCCCTAGAACAGCCCAAGAAGGCGCATCTACTTCGCCATACATATTCACGATGTCAGAGTTAGCATCCAAAGCGATCTGGATGTTAAACGCTGTACCCTCGGTTACTGCGAACGACTGGTTAGAGACGTCAGGAGCAAACGTAAGGATAGGCTGTGTGCCACCTACAATCTTCTGCTTAGTAATAACAGGGATTGAGTAGTACGCACGGTTGCCTTTGACACCCATATAGAAGTGCATAGCCGAACCATCGCCATCAGATTTAGCTGTAGCAACACGCTCGTTGTTGTCCTCAGACCAGAGTTCAATAGAGTTGTCGGTCAAGTAGCGTAAGCTGAACAATCCTTGGATTGCATTAGCACCACCTTTTCTATAGCCTACGACCCCTGCACCATTATCAAAGTGGTATGTGGCATTGGTATTGACATTCCAATCTGAAACGCCACCAAATTCAAAACTTAAAGCTTCATTGTTTTCATACACAAATTCATTATCTAACTGCTCTTCAGCAGTAAGGACACCTGTAGCAGCGGCTGTGTAGTCAGTACCAAAGAAATCACCTGTACCTGTTTCATCAAGCATGAACATCATTTTCTCACCCGGAAGGATGGAAAGCGCGGACTTCAAGACTGTGTGGTCAAGAATACCGTTGATGATACCAGCTTCTGTGCCAGCGTAGTCGTGAACGATTTCCCAGATAAAGTCAGCAGAGTCGATAATACCGCTAGGGAACTCTGAGTTGTTGAACCCACCGAACTGCATGTTGAACTCAGTCACAGCCAAAGCAATAGTTGTCTTGCCAACAACAGTTTCAGTGCCACCAGACAAGTCCATGAGGGTCAGATGACCGTCACTGCCGAAGCGAATAGACATAGGTGAACCGTTAGTGACAGAGTAACCACTTGCATGGTAGCTCGTCACATCTGTGTTGCTTGAACTCGTGAACTTGCCAGAGCCGTTTGCGTAGCTAAACACTGTGTTCCAGTTAGACGCGTCGGCCTGATTTGGAGTTCCAGTGTAAGAAGTTGCTACTTCAGCACCATCCCAGATACCCAAACGAAGCTGATTACCTGTGTTCATGTTGAACTTGAACTCTTGTCCGCGTTCTAACTTCTGACCAAAGTAGTACGGGCCTTGCAAGCGCACCTGAGTACCACCGACTAGGGTTGTATCAATGGCGGTTGCAACAACAGGCTCGTTGGCGTTAGCTCCGTAGGAGATGAACCAAGAGTCGTTTGTGGCAGTAAGAGTAGAACCGTTAATCATGTTAGCAGCGTCAATAGTGACCTGAGAACCATCTGCCATTGTCAGAACGAGGTCTGAGCCTACAACTGCACCACTTGCAACTTGTGTGCTTGTGCCTGTGTTAAGGCTTGTGGCGTCAATAGTAACAGTGGTTGTGTCGCTCATGGTCAGAACAATGTCTGAACCAACGATAGCGCCGCTATCAACGGTTACACCACCACCGATACCCAGACCAGTTGCGTCAATAACGACTGTAGTGGCGTCGTCCATTGTAAGCGTGATGTCTGTGCCGTTAGCTACACCGCTAGCTACAAAGTTGTTCGTGTCAACACCAAGCGTGGTGATGTCTACGGAGAACGACGTAAGGTCAGCTAGGATAACAGTAAGGTATTGCTCGGACAACAGTACGTTGAGCACAGGGTTGCCTTGGTTTGCAAAGCTCAGAGTGTTGGTGAACAGGTTGTTCAATTCTGCAACTGCACTGTTAAGAATGGCGTTCACGAATCTACCGTTTACGCTACATGCGTTTACAGGTAACGACTCGATAACGATCTTAGCGCCGTCTTTGACTCTGATCTGAATAGTTGTTCCGTTCGCAACAGCCTGTAGTGTGTTGACGTTGTGCGGGATGAGCATCTGCTCACCAACGGGAAGCGACAAGTCTTTCAACAAGATCGAAGTTCCAGTGGCATCAATACTGAAGTCCATAGCCTGATATTTCAGGTAAGGGGAGATCAGTTCAAGGTCTTTGTCTTCGAACAGACGGTTGTGAACTGTTGCCTGATAGCGATAGAGACCAGTGTTAGGGTCAACAGTGTCACCTTGACGAACTTGGAAAATACCAAGGTCAGCATCATCAGAGTTACGAACTTTGTAGATTGAGGCTCGGAGTGTAGTGCCAGCACGTACGTCAACAGGGTGGTCAAAGA